AGGGAACAAGCTCACGCTGCGGCTATTGAATCTTATATAGAAGATTATATAGGATTAAAACCAGATAATACATACGGTGATATGTATTTTCAAAGAACATTAGAGGATTGGGCTAAGTTTAATATAAACAACAGAACAACCCATGATGCTTCTATTAGTTCAGGTTTAGCTATTATGGCTTGTAATAAAAATAAATACCGACCAAATCCTATTGTTGAACGAAAAGTTTATGATTTAGGAATTAAAAAATATAACAACAAAGGAACAATGTCAAAAATAATTGAATAAATGAATATATATACTAATTCTAACAGCGCCTTTCCTAGTCAGGTAGTACCAGCAGAGGAAAAGTCTTCTTGGGAGTATGGATCTCAAGTAGCTCAAGCGATTGAAACAGAATGGTTTAATCAAGGTAGAACTAACGGTAATAGATTTTTAACAAGTTGGAATAATTACCACCACTTAAGGTTATATGCAAGAGGTGAACAACCTGTACAAAAATATAAAGATGAATTATCTATTAATGGTGACTTAAGCTATTTAAATTTAGATTGGAAACCCGTACCTGTATTATCGAAATTTGTAAACATTGTTGTAAATGGTATTTCAAGTAAAGAGTATGATATAAAAGCTTACTCTCAAGATCCTGAATCAGTTAAAAAAAGAACTGAATATGCTACTAATATAGCTGAAGATATGTTTGCTCAAGATCAAATTGAAAAAGCAAAACAAAATCTGGGATTAAATTTAAAACGTTCTAGTATATCTCCTTTAGATATGCCTAGAACAAAAGAAGAATTAGAACTTCACATGCAATTAAGTTATAAACAATCTATAGAAATTGCAGAAGAAGAGGCTATAAGTCAAACTTTAGCTAAAAATAAATGGGAATTAACAAAACGTAGAGTAAACGAGGATTTAGTTGTTTGTGGTATTGGTGCTTGTAAAACTAATTTTAACAAATCAAATGGTATTACAGTTGATTATGTAGATCCCGCTTATATGGTTTATTCTTATACAGAAGATCCTAATTTTCAAGATATATATTATGTAGGAGAAGTTAAATCAATAACTATACCAGAGCTTAAAAAAGAATTTCCTGATATTTCAAATGAAGAATTACAGCGTATTCAACAAATGCCTGGTAATAGACAATACATAACTGGGTGGGGAAATTATGATAACAATACTGTTCAGGTAATGTATTTTGAGTATAAAACCTATAATGATCAAGTATTTAAACTAAAACAAACAGATCAAGGTTTACAAAAAATTCTTCAAAAAGATGATACTTTTAATCCACCTAAAGCAGAAGATTTTAGTAGAGTATCAAGATCTATTGAGGTATTATATTCAGGAGCTAAGGTTTTAGGTACTAATACCATGTTAAAATGGGAGTTAGCACAAAATATGACGAGACCTATGGGTGACACAACTAAAGTAGAAATGAATTATACTATATGTGCGCCAAGAATGTATAAAGGTAGAATTGAATCTTTAGTAAGTAAAATAACAGGTTTTGCTGATATGATTCAATTAACTCATTTAAAAATGCAACAAGTATTAGCTAGAATGGTACCCGATGGTGTGTTTTTAGATATGGATGGTCTTGCAGAAGTTGATCTTGGTAATGGTACTAATTATAATCCAGCTGAAGCGTTAAACATGTATTTCCAGACTGGTAGTATAGTTGGAAGAAGCTTAACACAAGACGGTGAATTAAATAGAGGAAAAATTCCTATTCAAGAATTACAATCTTCTGCGGCTGGAGCCAAACTACAGTCTTTAATTCAAACATATAATTATTATTTACAAATGATAAGAGATGTGACCGGATTAAATGAAGCACGAGATGGTAGTTTACCAGACAAAGACGCGTTAGTAGGTATTGCTAAAATGGCAGCTAATCAATCTAATATTGCTACTAAACACATAAATCAAGCAAGCGTATATTTAGCTTTAAAAATATGTGAAAATATTTCTTTAAAATTAGTAGATGTTTTAGCATTTCCTTTAACTCATCAAGCTTTAATAAGTAGTATATCTTTATATAATGCTCAAACACTACAAGAAGTTCAGCATTTAAATTTACATGATTTTGGAATTTATTTAGAGCTTGAGCCTGATGATGAAGAAAAAGCTCAATTAGAACAAAATATTCAAATAGCTTTACAACAAGGGGGTATTGATTTAGAAGATGCAATAGAGGTTAGACAAATACGTAACTTAAAACTAGCTAATCAACTTTTAAAACAAAAAAGACAAAAGAAAATAGAAAGAGAACAAGCTCAACAACAACAATTAGTTAAAGTTCAAGCTGAGGCAAATGCACAAGCTGCTGAAAAAACAGCTTTAGCTGAAGTACAAAAACAACAAGCTTTAACAGAACAAAAAGTTAACATAGAACAAGCTAAGTCTCAATTTGAAATACAAAGAATGCAAACTGAATTACAAGTTAAATCTCAGTTAGCTGCTCAAGAGTTCGAATATCAAAAACAACTAGCGCAAATAAAAATAAGTGTTGAAGGATCTAAAGAAAGAGAAATCGAAGATCGTAAAGATAAAAGAGTAAAATTACAAGGAACTCAACAAAGTCAGTTGATTAGTCAACGACAAAATGATTCTGGGCCAGTAGATTTTGAAAATACTGGAATTAACTCAGGAGGTTTTGATGTAGATTCATTTCTAGGTCAATAACAATTAATTAATTATATAATATTATATCATGTCAGAAAACAAAGCGGCCGTAGAGGTCAAACAAGAAGGTGAATTTAAAATTAAAAAACCTAAAACACCTAAGAATTTAGGTCACATAAGTAAAAGTGAACCAGTAAAGGTAGATTTAACTAAACCTGAAGCAACGGGAGAAGTTATTCCAGATGTAGTTAAAGTAGAATTACCTAAAGAAGAAATTAAAAAAGAAGATAATGCCATTCCTATCGGAGAAACAAAGACGGTGGATGTGGGCGAACAAACCGGAGATAGCGTTAAGGTGGACGAACAAGTACAAGAGTCCAGCGAAACTGTTGAAGAGCCTTCACCAATCCAAGAAATAACTGAAGAAGAAAAACAAGAAGAAGTTAAAGAAGTAACTAAGCAAGCTCAAGAAGCTATAAGAGACGAGCAAGTTTTAGGTAAACCTTTACCGGAAAATATTGAAAAACTTGTTAACTTCATGGAAGAAACCGGTGGAAGCGTAGAAGACTATGTAGCATTAAATAAAGATTATTCTACTTTATCCAGTGGAGAAATTTTAAAAGAATATTACATAAAATCAAAACCTCATTTAGAATTAGAAGAAATTGCTTTCTTAATGGAAGACTCTTTTAAAGTAAATGAAGACATTGATGAAGAGCGAGATATTAAAAAGAAAAAACTCGCTTATAAAGAAGAAGTTGCAAAAGCAAAGCAATACTTAGAAAGCTCTAAAAATAAATATTACGATGAGATCAAGTTGAAACCAGGCGTAACACAAGAGCAGAAAGAAGCTTTAAGCTTTTACGACCAATATAAATTGCAACAAGAAGCTGCACAAAAATTACATGGAGATTTTAGAGACAATACTAAAAAACTCTTTAGCAATGATTTCAAAGGTTTTGATTTCAACGTAGGAGATAAAAAGTTTAGATATGGCATAAAAGACCCAGTAAAAGTTGGTGAGGCTCAAGCAGATGTACAAAACTTTGTCAGTAGATATTCTAATGATAAAGGTGAAATTGTAGATCCAAATGGGTATCATAAAGCTATGTATGCTGCAATGAATGCTGATAAATTAGCTCATCATTTTTATGAACAAGGAAAAGCAGATGGCATTAAAAATGTTATTGAAAATTCCAAAAATCCCTCGACAGACAAACCAAGGCAAGTTGCCGATGGAAATGTTTTCATAAATGGATTAAAAGTAAAATCGATTAGTGGATTAGATTCAACAAAACTAAGAATAAAAACTAAAAAATTTAACTAACTAATTAAAAATTATTATTATGGCTTTAAGTCCACAGTTTGGAAGTTTAATACCTTCTCAAACTCAACAATTATTACAACAAAACTATCTTACGTTTGATGGTGCTGCTGGTGGTAATTTTGCTCAGCAATATTTACCAGAGCTCTATGAAGCGGAAGTTGAAAGATACGGTAACAGAACGTTATCCGGATTTTTAAGAATGGTCGGTGCCGAAATGCCAATGACCTCAGATCAAGTAATCTGGTCTGAACAAAATAGATTACATATATCGTATGCAGATTGTTCTATTGCCGCTAACGGTTTAGATATAGATGTAACAAACGGTGGTGCAAACGCTGTATCAAATGTTATTTCTCCAGCATCTACAGTTGTCGTTATGGACGACTTTGGTGGTGAAGTAAAAGCTTTTGTTAACAGTTCTAACACTAACTCAGGCGTAGTGTCTGTACAACCATACCAGTTTTCAGATCTAACAGCTGTTGGAGCTTCTGGTGCAGGTCTTGTAGGTTTAGTTAAAATCTTTGTTTACGGTTCTGATTATCAAAAAGGTCAAAGTTCTGCTCAGTCTGTAGACGGTGCAAACGCGATCAACTCTGCTAACCCTATGGTTACAGTTAATCCTGCTTTTACTACTTTTAGTAATAATCCTATTATCATAAGAAGTCAATATTCAATTAACGGTTCTGACACAGCTCAGATCGGTTGGGTAGAAGTTGCTACTGAAGATGGTACTGGTGGTTACTTATGGTATTTAAAAGCTGAATCAGAAACTAGATTAAGATTTGAAGATTACCTAGAAATGTCTATGGTTGAAGGCGAACTTAAAAACGCTGCTTCTCCTATTGCTGGTGCAGTTGGCGCTGGTATTATAGGAACAGAAGGTTTATTTGCTGCAATTCAAAATGGTGGTAACGTAGAAGTAGGATTTACTGCTGCTGCTGGTATCGACGCTTTTGATGCGATTCTTAAAAACCTTGATACTCAGGGAGCAATTGAAGAAAACATGTTATTCTTAAACAGAAATACTGCTTTAGATTTTGACGACATGTTAGCTGCAATCTCATCTGGTAGTTCAGGTGGTACTGCTTTTGGTTTATTTGAAAATTCAGAAGAAATGGCTTTAAATCTTGGTTTCTCAGGATTTAGAAGAGGTTCTTATGATTTCTATAAAACAGATTGGAAATACTTAAACGATGCTTCTACAAGAGGCGCAATGACTGGTCCTGCTTCAATCGAAGGAGTATTAGTTCCTGCAGGTACTTCTACTGTTTATGACCAAATTTTAGGCACAAACATTAGACGTCCTTTCTTACATGTAAGATATAGAGCTTCTCAAGCTGATGACAGAAGAATGAAATCATGGCTAACTGGTTCAGTTGGTGGTGCATTTACTTCTACTCTTGATGCTATGGAGGTTAACTTCTTATCTGAAAGATGTTTAGTAACTCAAGCTAGAAACAACTTTGTATTATTCAAAGGTATCTAGTATTTTATAAGGTAAGGGCGCTTCGGCGCCCATATACCTTTAATTATTTAATTATATTATATTATGTCAACAATAAAAGAACCCGAGGTAGCTTGGGAAATAAAAGATAGAAACTATTTTTTAAGAGATAAAACAAAACCTTTAACATTAACAATACCAAGTAAGCATACAAGAAAACATCCTTTATTATGGTTTGATGAATCAAGCGGTACACAACGTGAGTTAAGATATGCTACTAATCAATCGTCAGTATTTGTAGATGAACAAAAAGGTGAAGCAACAATGGGACACATAACTTTTACAGATGGTGTGCTTCATGTAAAAAAAGAGTATCAAGCTCTCCAAAAAATGCTTTCTCTATATCATCCGTTAAAAAACATCAAGTATGCTGAGCATTTGCCTCAAGCAATAGCAAAAACGGATTTAGATGATTTAAGCTTAGAAATTGATGCATTAAATGCTGCTAGAGTGATGGATATTGATCACGCTGAAGCTATGATGCGTGTAGAAGTTGGATCAAAAGTAAATAACTTAAGTTCTAAAGAATTAAGAAGAGACTTAATTATGTTTGCTAAAAAGAATCCTGCTTTATTTTTAAACCTAGCTAATGATGAAAATGTTCAATTAAGAAACTTTGGAATTAAAGCAACGGAGTTAGGAATTATAAGTTTATCTCAAGATCAAAAGGCTATAAAATGGGCTAGTAATGGAAAAAAATTAATGACTGTTCCATTTGATGAAAACCCTTATTCAGCTTTCGCTGCTTTCTTAAAAACAGATGAAGGTGTAGAAATTTACAAGTCTATAGAGAAAAAAATGAAATAACAGGTAATTATAATAACAGGTGATCGCTATTGTGGTCACCTGATTATTAACATAATAAAATTAAACATGGCAATAAACGTAGATCAGGTTTACAAAACCGTCTTATTAGTAATAAATAAAGAGCAAAGAGGTTATCTTACTCCTGATGAGTTTAATAAAATAGCAACTCAAGTACAATTAGAAATTGTTGATAATTATTTTCAAACAATAAATCAACAAATGCGTGTGCCACAAAATGAAAGCGAATACGGTAATAGATATAAAAACGTACAATTAAAATTAGATGCTTTCAAAACAATAGGTAATGGTGTTTATAATGCTGCTACAGCAACCACACCTGCTTATTTTGATATACCAGTATCTAATCCAGTTTCCACTGGATTTCAAACCTTTGCATCATCTACAACGGCAACAGGTTATCCTCTCACAACAATTACACAAGCAGAAGTAGAACAATCAAGCGTAGTAGTTACAATAGAAAATCCTACTGGAGCTGCGGCTGTACCATATGCTGCTAACAATTGGAATATAGAAGGAGGAATATTTACAACACTAAATTCCGCAACAGGTTTACCACAAGCTTTAGGAGCAGGACAAACAATAAATATAAATTTATATTCAGAAAATTTTTATAAACTAGGAACTGCAATATATAAAGAAGATAGAGAGGTACAATTAGTACAAAGAAATGAGTTAGCACAATTAAATATGTCTCCTATTAGCAAGCCAAGTGAGCATTTTCCTGTAGCTTTATGGGAATTAAACAAGCTTACTGTTTATCCTCAAACTATAAATAGTGATTTACAAATGACATACATAAGAAAACCATTGAATGTAAAATGGAATTTTGATGCTACAGCTGGTTATTATGTATATGATCCAACAACTTCTGTTAATTTTGAATTAGATAAAACAGAACAAACAAATGTTATATTACAGATATTAGTATACGCGGGTATAACAATAAAAGATCCTCAAATAGTACAAGCTGCTAGTCAAGAGGTTATGATGGAAGAACAAAACGAAAAAAGTTAATAAAATATGGCAATACAACCACCAAACAATGGATTAATTACTGAGACTGGTCAACAATATTATCAGGGTGCTCAAGGATTTAGAGGTGACGGTGCTACTCTATCATTTGAAACTTCATTTAATACTGAGTTGTATTTAGGTAGTTGGGATCCTACTAATGTTGACTATGGATTAAATAATTTTAAACTATACACTAGTGCTGATGGAACTCCTGGAACTTATACAGAGTGGGTTACTGAATTTTCTGTAACTAACGGAAAGAATATTGTTTTTAATGCTGCGGATACACCTGTTAATGGTTTATACATAATAGTTCAATTAACAATACTAAGTGGTGGTAAATACGGGGTAACAGAAGCTGAAAAAGCTTATGGAGAAACAACAGAAGACAACTATGGTAATTATCAATATACTAAATTAAATGATGTAGTTAGTAATTTTTTAGTTGGATATGTAGGGCAAAATAAATTGCTACCTGATGCTAAAAGAACAGATGTAATTTTCTTTGCTAAAAGAGCAATGCAAGAATTTAGCTATGATACTTTAAAGAGTATTAAATCTTCTGAATTAACAATACCACCAAGTTTAACGCTGGTACTACCACAAGATTATGTTAACCACGTTAGATGCTCTTGGATAGATCAATTTGGTGTACAAAGAATAATATATCCAGCAAATAACTTAACTACAAGTCCTTACTATACAAACATACAAGACAGCGCGGGTGTTCCAACTCAAGATAATTTTGGTAATGATATTGAAGGAACATCTATTACGCAAGAAAGATGGCATAGTGCTAATGATAAGTTAATAAATGGATCATGGACTATGCAAGATTTTACTAACGATATATGGGCTTACAATTGGGATTATACAGGTAATTGGTTTGGTGCTAGTTACGGTCAACTATATGGAACAGACCCTCAATATTCTCAATATAATGGTTGGTTTAATTTAAACGAAAGAGAAGGTAAAATATCTTTTTCTAGTAATTTACATGAAAAAATGATAGTTTTAGAATATGTGTCTGATGGTTTAGCTTCAGACATGGATACTAAAGTTCCTAAATTAGCTGAAGAAGCAATGTACGCTTATATATTACATGCTTTAATTTCTACTAGAATAGGTCAACCGGAATATATTGTTCAAAGATTACGTAGAGAAAAAAGTGCAAAATTAAGAAACGCTAAAATAAGATTATCTAATATAAAACTTGATGAAATAACT